TTGAGTTAGCACCTGGTTGGGTAGCGCTTCACGGTGACGAAGGCAGCACAAACTCTACACCTGGCTTAACGGCTCTAGGATTGGCTAAGAGGCACGGAAAGAGTGTGGTGTGTGGTCACACCCATAGGCTAGGGGTAACGCACGTTACAGAGGCTTCTGGGGGTGTTCTAGGGCGTATTCTGACAGGCTTTGAGGTCGGTAACCTAATGAACTTTAGTAGCGCCCATTACCTAAAGGCAGGATCAGGTAACTGGCAACAAGGCTTCGGCATACTTTACGTTGATAACAAATTGGTAACGCCGTCAATGATCCCTGTGCATAAAAACGGATCGTTTGTGGTTGAGGGCAAAGTTTACGGAAACTAAAAACCCCCTAGCAGAGAGTCACTAGGGGGCGTCAGAATTGAGACGGTTCCGACACGCCAAATCATAGTGTTTGACTAACCACCTTGCAAGTGTCTTCCATAAGTGCTTAGATCTGTCTAGGCGGTAAATCGCCGCTACTAAGAGACGGAGTAGATATGCTAGAAGTATTACAGCTGGCTTTATGGCTAGTGATCTTATTTATCTGGACTGGCACCTGGTTTGCATTAGGCAAGCTAAAGGGTCAAATGGAAGCTGAGAAGTATCAGCAATTACTAGGCGACATAAGCCGCGAGAAGCAAGCACACAGCAAGATTATTTACGATTGGGCACGTTATGGGCTTTAATCTGGATAACTACGAAACAGTTGCCGAACGCTTAGACGCAGCTCATAAAGAATACCTAAACCTTCGTGTGATTACTTCCCTGATTCACATAGAACGCAACAAAGAGGGTATGCCTATTCAGTATGTTTGCAAAGCTGAGATATGGATAGGTGATCTGCTAAAGGCAACTGGTTGGGCTGAGGAGATAGTCGGGAGCAGTCCAGTTAATCGCACAGCTGCGTTAGAGAACTGCGAAACCTCAGCAGTAGGTAGAGGGTTAGCCAATATGGGATACCAAGGTAGCGATCCAAAGAAAACACGCCCTAGCCGTACTGAAATGGCTAAGGTTGTGCAAATGGTTAAGCCTGAGGTGCAGGCAGTTAAAGACGCTAATCCGCTTAACTGGGGTAACGATCTGCCATTACCACCTGATCCGCAAGATGATCCGTTTGGCGATTGGAATACCTGGACACCCTCAGATAATCCACCTGAGCCAAAAGCGGTAATCAACTCAACTAATATGCCAGCCACACCCAAGCAATTAGGGTTTATTCGCAAGCTATGTTCAGAAAAAGCATTAGACGCTTACGAGTATGCTACCAAGGAGCTAGGTTACAAAGTTGAAAGCCTTAACCAGTTATCCAGGGCTAATGCTTCACAGCTGATAGAGGGCCTGAAATGAGCTTAGAAGGTATGCCGCTTATGTACACGTTACCTAACGAGTTTGCTGACGCCAATGAGTGTCCAGCTTGTGTAGGTATGGGCTATTGGCTCAAGTTTGACAATGACAATGGCGAAATAAAAGAAACTAAAGAAACCTGTGATCGTTGCTTAGGTAATGGTCTATTTAGACAAGAAATGAGAGAGAGTGATGATGACAATAAGTGAGAAGTTAGATTCAATGGAATCAATAATAGCTACAATGATCGAAATGCAACAGCAACAGCTCAACGCATTACTGGTTATGAAACAGGCGTTGAAAGAGGTGGCCTGTGACTATTACGCCCAATGAACCAATAGAGATAATCCCTAGTCGTCCATATTATGACGATTGGAGTGATGATGATACAGACTGAATACGACCTATTTAACTACCTGAGAAACATAGTCCCGGATCTAACTGCCAGCCCTAATCCATACTCAGTCTATGACTGCTGGTCTAAGCGCTTTAATATGTATGTTGAACTTAAATGCAGGCGCACCCATTATGACAAGCTGCTGATCGAATACACCAAATACCAAAGATTGGTTACTACTGCCTTTCTAGGCAGATATGTGCCATACTATGTATGCTCAACACCAAACGGAGTATTTGCATTTAATCTAATTAACCATAGCCCTGAGTGGGTGTCTGAGCTTATGCCAGCAACTACCTTTGGCAACCAAACCAAGATACCTAAAATGATTGGCTACTTACATACAAGTGAGGCTGAAAAGATATGGGAACTTCCGATTTTAAGATAAGTAGATGTGTATGCGGTGCGTGGCGACACGCCAATAAACCGTGTATCACTTGCTTAAACTTGACAAAGCATTACACTTCGCAGGCAGCGTATGCGGCTCCCCTAGCCAGGCAAAGCGCCCCGAAGGGCGATCTCTTGCCTAAGCAGTTTGAGAAGTGACTTATGTTGCTTGTGGATATGTGGATAACTATTTTGCTTTACTCACAAAAGCCTAGTATGGAACAACCCTTACCTGTGGATAAACGCATAGAACGGTATGTAAGTAGAAGCTATGATCGTACTAATGCCAATTGCGCTTTATCAATCGCATACAAAGAATCAAGATTTAACCAATTCGCTTTATCTAGGGACAAGCAATACTGGGGTGTATTCCAACTGGGTCATACTCAATCCGATAATTGGACAATGCGAAGGCAGCTTAGGTTGGTTAGTGAATACATACAGCATAGATACAAGAACTGGTGTAATGCTTGGGTTCATCATCAGCGCCACAACTGGTACTAATGGCAACATACGATAAGCGTTGGCGCAAGATAAGACTCATAGTGTTAAAGCGTGATGATTATTGCTGCTACTACTGTGGTGGTACAGCTACGACTGTGGATCACATACAGCCCATATCTAAGGGCGGTGCTATGCACGATGAGAACAATCTAGTAGCCGCTTGCATATCCTGTAATAGTGGCAAGAAAGACCGTACAACGGCCCCTGGGGCTTTTTTTAGGAGCAAAGGACACCCACGACCCCCTCTTTCCTTTTTACCCCCAAATCAAACTGAGCGCGTTCCTTCGCCGTTTAAGCAACCGGACTAAGATCTGTTAAATGCCTAAAGAAACCGATCGAAGCCTGACGGTGCCTAGTAGTACGAGCGAACGGCTATTAGGACAAACAAAACCAAGGCTGCATACACCCTTTACAGATGATCTGCCTACAAAGGGTCAAGAGCTGATCGACTTTGCTAATAGTTTGGATATGCCGTTAATGCCTTGGCAAGAATTAGTAGCAACTGAGGCACATAGGATTAAGCCTGACGGTCGGTGGGCTAATAGCCAAGTCGTTGCATTGGTATCTAGGCAAAATGGCAAGTCGCACCTAATGAGATTAAGAATTGCGCTTGGTTTAACCGAGTGGGGCGAGAAGTTGCAGATACTTTCAGCTCATAAGTTGGCAGTATCGCTAGAACACTTTAACCAGGTAGTAGAACTGTTTGAAAATTACGATCACTTAGCCAAACAGGTCAAGAAGCTGCGCCGGGCTAATGGTCAAGAGGAAATTCAAATGCTATCTGGTGCTAGGTTTAAGGTCGTAGCCAATAACTCAGCTGGTCGAGGATATGCCGGAGCTGAAACGATCTACTTAGACGAATTACGAGAACATAAAGATTATGCCGCTTGGTCAGCAATCACAAAGACTCAATTAGCAGCTACAAATCCAATGCTTATGGGCTTTAGCAACGCAGGTGACTCAACTTCGATCGTGCTAAACCAATTACGCGAGCGTGGTATGGCAACTATGGCAGGTGCAAAGGACTCTTTGCTTTGGCTAGAGTGGTCTGCTCCTATGGGTTGCAGTCTTGACGATATGAGCGCTTGGCAATCGGCTAATCCTGCTTTGGGTCGCACAATTCACATAGATAACTTAATGGCTACAAAGAACGAGCCCGAAGCGGTCGTGCGTACTGAGTGTTTATGCCAATTTGTTGAAACCTTGCAGTCGCCGTGGTCGCCTGCTGCCTGGACTAATTGCGCAGATCTTGAACTATCGCTAGAGCCTGGCAAAGCTACTTACTTTGCCTTTGACATTACACCTAGACGAAATCACGCAGCTCTAGTAGGCGCTCAAGTCCTAGATGACGGCAAGATAGCGGTCGGATTAGTGCAAGAGTGGAAGTCTGAAACAAGTATTGACGATCTTGAAATGGCTAACGGTGTAGCTGACTGGTGCAGGGCTTATGACGTAACCGAAATCCAGTTTAGTAAGAATACAGGTAGTGCCGTAGCTAGTCGCCTTAATGCAGGTGGCATATTAGCTAAGGCTATTGACGGTCGCGACTTTGCTTTAGCTTGCGATCAGTTGCTTAACGCTATGGAAGCAGGCAGATTACGACACGGTGACCAGCAGGTACTCAATCGTCATATTGCTTCAAGTGCCAGAATTAACTTTGCTGACGGTGGCTGGATTATTGGTAGGCGAGCAAGTAACGAAAACGTCACAGCTGCGGTTGCTACTGCTATGGTCGTGTCTGTTGCGACACGCCAGTATTCTGACGTAGATATTATTGTGGTGTAACCGCTTGCAGTATGTTACAATCTCTTACAATGGGATTTCTTGACGCCTTCAAGGCCACTCAAACTATGTCACATATTGACAGTCAATCAACTGCCGATCTAGTGGCAGCTCTCGCGCCTGCAAATCTAATACAGCAGGCAGTATTCAATTACGGACTAGCTCCGACTATCAGTCGTGACTTAGCTGTCCAGGTGCCAGCGGTAGCTAGAGCCAAAAACATAATCGCCGGCACTATTAGCTCTATCCCACTAGAAGTACGATCACGCATTGACGGATCCGTACTAATGCCACCTAAAGTTATTAACCAGCCTGACCCTAGAGTGCCTGGACAAACAATTTACCGACTATTGGTTGAGGATTTAATTTTTTACGGCGTGGCTTATGGACAAGTGCTAGAAGTTTACGAGGAATATCCAAACCGCATTAAAGCTTGGACTCGCATAGATCCAATCAGAGTAGTACCTGAGTTAAATGCACAAGGTACAGAGATCGTTGCATACGATTTAGATTTAGTTGGCAAGTTACCTACTCAAGGTGTTGGATCGCTAGTCGTCTTTAGTGGTGACGAGGGTATCTTGACCCGAGGTGGTCGCACAATTAAGACAGCCCTAGAATTAGAAAAGGCTGCATACAACTTTGCATTAGAGCCAACACCTACTATCGCGCTTAAATCAACTGGGGCTAATTTACCAGCTGAGCGCATTAGCAAGTTGCTAGAAGCCTGGAAGCAATCACGTCAAACTCGTGGTACAGCGTTCTTAAATGCAGATATTGAAATGACGTCTGTCGGCTTTGATCCTAAATCTTTGCAGCTTACCGAAGCACGTCAATACCTTGCAACTGAGATTGCTAGACTTATGAACATACCTGCGTGGTACGTTTCAGCTGACACTAATTCTATGACTTACTCAAACGTAACGTCAGAGCGTAGGGCTTTAGTTGACTTTAGCCTTCGCCCAATACTTACACAGATCGAACAGCGTTTAGATCAGCCAGATTTTACTCCACAAACGCAAACAGTCAGATATGCGCTAGATGACTTCTTGCGTGGTAACCCACTAGAGCGCGCACAAGTCTATGAGGTACTAAACCGCATAGGTGTCTTATCAGTAGATGAAATACGCAGAGCAGAGGACTTAGTATTATGAAATTAACAATGCCAGTAGCAGTTACAGCTGCCGATAGTGATTCACGGACAATATCCGGCACGATCGTTACCTGGAACGAGGAAGGCAACACGTCAGCAGGACGCACAAAGTTTGCTGCTAACTCGATAGCCTTAAAGAATGTCAAACTATTTTTAGAACACGATCGCTCACGTCCAATCGGTAAAGTAATGGAATACAACGAAACCGAAACAGGTATTGACGCAGTATTTAAAATTGGAAAAACTAGCGCAGGATCTGACGCGTTAGTAGAAGCAGCCGAAGGATTACGCGACGGATTTAGTGTCGGTATTGACGTAGATAAGTGGTCTGCTAAAGATGGTGTAATGGTTATTACAGCCAGCACGTTAGTTGAAGTTTCGCTAGTCGAAAGCCCTGCTATTGACAGCGCAAGAGTTTCTGAGGTCGCTGCCTCAGATGATCCAAACACAGAAAACAAGGAAGGGTCAGAAATGATCGATACTCCAGAAGTTGCCGCTGATACTGAGGTATCGGTCGAGGCAGCAGAAGTAAAGGCAGCAGCTCCAGTTGCTCAACCTTTGACTTACGCACGACCACGTTCTCCAATCGTGGACAAAGCTACATACTTGGAACACTCAGTACGCGCCAAATTGGGCAACGAGGATTCTCGCCAATTCGTAGCGTTCGCTGACGACACCACTAGCAATAACGCTGGTTTAATCCCAACACGTCAGCTAACAGAGATTATTAACCCTCTATCAAACGCTGATCGTCCAATGATCGACGCTATTTCACGTGGCGTTCTTCCGGACGCTGGGATGTCCTTCGAAATCCCTAAATTAACTGCTGTCCCGACGGTTCAAGACATAAATGAAGCCGATCCAATTACCGAAACAGGTATGACAAACTCTTTCATAACTGTAAACGTAAACAAGTATGCAGGTGGACAGACTTTCTCAGTAGAACTACTAGATCGCTCAAACCCAGTATTCTTTACTGAATTGGTAAAGCAAATGGAGTTTGCATACGCAAAGGCCACAGACGCTTTCGTAGCAAACAAGATCCAAATTGACGGAACACTCAACGCAAGTGCGCAAGATAATGACAAAGAAGGTATTGTTGCTTATGTAGCAAGTGCCTCAGCTGCAGTTTATGCAGCTTCTCTTGGCTTTGCTCGTAACTTGGTAGTCACACCTGACCAATGGGCAAACATTATGGGATACAACG